ACGTCCGCATGTTCCGGGTTGAAGTCGATGATGTACTTCGCGAGCTTTTCCTCGTTGTACATCGTCAGCGCCAGCGAGTCAAAAGTGTCGCCGGCTCTTGTCCGGTATTCGAGATATGAAATTACGCGCGGCAATACCGTCCCTCCTCTCTGATGCGCAGCCACTCCTCGAGCCAGTCGAAGAACTCGGCCTCGTGGTCTCTGAGTTCGGCCATGAGATCCTCGTCCTCCTCACCGGTGCCGCCGAAGGTCGGCGACCATGTGAAGCCGCTGAAGTCGTAGTAGATGATAGTCTGACCGCCTGCCATTTCGCTGAGCGAGAAGTCGTCCAGCGTCAACAGCCTGCCGGCGGCGCTTGTTGCTGTGTCCTCCGATGTTCCGAGGCCGAGCATCTCACCAGCTTGCAGCCAGTACCCGATGTTCGCCTCGCGGTATGCAGGATCGAACGATATGATCGCCTCGGTGCCAGCTTCGCCGGCGATGCTTATGCCTTCCGTGAAGCCACCAGCTGCGAAGCGAGGCAGCGACACATGAGGAATGAGGCCGATCTCGAGGCCCACATACTGAGACACGGAGTTGATGCCCTTCAGGATGCCGTTGATCAGGTCGATGGCTCCGTTGATGACGGACTCGACGAACGACGGGATCAGGTTGAAGATGCCCTTGAACATGTTGACGATGCCGTTCCATGCCTGCTCCCAGTTGCCCGAGAACACGCCGGAGATGAAGTCGATCAGACCGCCGAACACCTGCATCAGCGCGTCGATGATGGGCTGGATGCTCTGGATCGCTCCGCCGAGCACCTCACTGAAGAGGCTGGCGAGGAACGTCAGGATCGGCTGGATCGGTTCGAGGATGCCGGTGATCAGTGAGCCGAAGATCTCGATCAGCGGGCCGATGGCCATGATTATGAGGTCGAGGATCGGCTGGAGGAGCATCATGAAGAGCTCGAGGATCGGGCCGAGCAGCTGGATGATCAAGTCGAGGATCGGGGTCAGAATGTTCAGGACTTCGATCAGTATCGGAAGCACTGCGTCGATGATCTGAGTCACCACCGGCAACAGCGAGTTTATGAGCTCAATGATGACCGGAAGGATGGCCGACAGCAGATCCGTCAAAATCGGGAGCAGTATGTTCAGGAGCTCGATGATGACCGGGAGCACCGAGTCGATGATCGCCGAGACCAGAGGCAAGAGCGAGTCGATCAGGTCGAGAACGACCGGGAGGATCTGCTCGATCATGTCAGTGAGCAACGGGAGGATCGTGTTCAGGAGCTTCTGAAGCACCGGTAGGACTGCCTGCACGATTTTCAGGACGATCGGCAGTAGCTTCTGGATCAGGCTGACGATGACCGGAAGGATGGCGCTGATGAACTCCGAGAGGATCGGAGCGATCAGCTGGAGCAGCTCGATCAGCACCGGGATGATCGACGAGATAATATCGACGACCGCCGGGAGCAGTTCATTCAGAAGGGCGCCCGCGATTTCAAGTACCACCGGGACGAGCTCCTGAAGCAGCGGCAATACTGCCGGGATCAGCTGCTCGATGATGGGCTGGATCTGGGTCGTCATTTCCTCAATGATCGGGATCAAGTCCTGCATAATATCCGCCACGATCGGCATCAGGTCGTTCAGAGAGTTGAAGAGCGTGGCCGCCAGAGGCTTGAGCGCCACCTCCGCCTGCTGTTTGAACAGCTGAAGCTGCTCCGCGAAGTCGTAGGTGTCCGTTGCGCAGCCTCCGATCGTTTCGCTGTTTTTCTCCAGCTCTGCGGTCAGAGCGGCCACGTCAACAGTCCCGTCTCTGATGGCTGCCGCCATGGTCGAGGCTCCGCGGGTTCCGAAGATTTCCGCGGCGATGTTGGTCGCTTCCGTCATGTCCTTGGCGTTCTTGATCTTCTCGGTGTATAGCTCCATGCCTTCAGCGGCGCTGAGGCCTTCCTTCGCCAGAGAGCTGACGCTCTTCTTCATGGCGGCGAGAACTTCCTCGGCGTTGACGCCGGCCTTGTCCATCTGTCCTATGAGGGCGACGGACTCCTCGAAGCCGTACCCGAGTTCCTGAAGCTGAGGAGCGAACTGCTGCACGCTGCTCATGAGATCAGAGAAGCCGACGCCGGTGCTCTGGGACGCTTTGAACACGTAGTCCATCGCGTCGCCCATGGCCTCGGCGTCCATGTTCCACGCTTGGAAGGCCTGAGACGACTCCTCGATAACGGAGCCGAGGTCGTCGCCGAGCATGTCAGCGACTTGGATGGCCTGCGTGGAGATGTTCTGAAGCTCTGGGCCGGTGAGTCCGAGCCTCGTGTTGTAGTCTGCGATCGCTTGGCTGGCGTCCTCCATGGTGGTCGGGACGCTGGAGTACACTGCGTCGAAGTCGTCCATCAGTGCGTCCAGAGCGTCGCCGGTTGCACCCGTTCCGATGCGGATCGAGTCGGTCGCTTCATCGAACCGGCCGCCGAGTTCCACGAGGTACTCGCCAGCCTCAAAGACTGCCTTGCCCGTGGCCACGGCGATGCCGCCGACAGCTGCACCGACCGCGAGCGCCTTGAGGTTCAGGCCGCCCAGCTTTCCGGTCGCTTCTTCGATAGATTTCCCGAGGGTAGGAGAAATGGAGCCAGCGATCTCGACTATTGCCTGAAGCGCTTTACTTTGTGCCATTTTCCTCACCTCCGTTTACGGTGTGGAATACGAGGGCGCGGCATGTTTTTCTGCCTCCGCTTTTGTTCTTCGGCGAGATCTTCAGCCGCTTCGGCGTACTCCACCAGAAAAGCCGTTACTGGTCGCCTTTCGAGTTCTGAGACTGAGGTGTGGAAGGCTCGGGCGTAGTCTCGGATTGCTCGACTGAGTCGTCGGCGGGTGAGTCCTCGCCCGGTTTCATAATAAAATTTCGGCCCACCTTCATGACCTCCATGACGTCGTAGCCCTTGATGCGCTCCAGATCGCTGATGTCGATCTCAGTGTTCACGGCCACGATCGCAGCGAAGCCGAGATAGAGGTGGAACGAGTAGTCCAGCTCGACGGCTCCGGAGAGGTTGCCGCCCTTGGAGCCGCTCGCTCTCATTTTTCTCGCGTCTGCTTCAGCGAACTGCTGCGCAGTGATCGCGTCGGTGTCATAGGTCAGGGTCTTGACCTTCTTGCCATTGATTTCGATGGCGTTTTTCAGGTTGATTTTTCCGTTCATGATAGCCTCCTTAAAATATCAGCCCCGGGGTCTCCCCGGGGCCGTTTTGGTTCTTACAGCAGCTTGGTGATGCCGTCCATGTAGTCCTTGCCGTCGATGCGGAGCTTCTGGCTCAAGCGGTCGACGAGCATGTACTCAGTGCCGGCACAATAGATCTGCAAACGGCTCACGCCATAGGTGAGCTCGTTCTCGGCAGCGCTGCCGATTTCCACGCCGATGCCGGGCAGAGCCTTCGGCATGCAGCGGACGAAGGCCTTGCAGCCTTCGACAGAGCTGGAGCCGTCAGACTTGACGACGTTCTGCACCCAGCGGAACTCGATGTTCTGCTTCTCCAGTCGGCTGAGCTTGCTCAGGCCGAGGTCGATGCCGATCTTAGTGATCGCCAGCTCCATGTCGTCGAGCAGTCCCACGAGGGGGACACTCATGGTACCCATCGCCTGCACGTCACCAGTCTGGAGTGCCACACTGGGAAGCGTGAAGCCGACGTCTTTCGCGACGAGCTTGCCGTCTGCGTACACAGTGTCCGCGACGATCGCGCCCTTAATATCCATCCATGCCATTAGCTCTCACCTCCAAAATAAGCTGCGAAGCCTTCGTCGGTGTAGGTCACGCGAGCGGTGCCACTCTTGAAGGGAGCGGTCGGTGTCGCGTTGATGTTCCAGACGAAGTCGCCGTTCATGAGGTTGCCCTCGGGGTTCTCGCTCTCAACGAAGAGCACGGTCGGGGTGCCGAGCAGTGCGCCCATGCCGGCATAGCCGTCGAGGATCTCCTGCTCGCTGTTGATGATGGCGTCCTTCAGGTTGACGTTCATGGGCTCGTCGATCTTGGTGCCGTTGCGCAGCTGGAAGCCATTGGTGATGTGCATCAGCATGCGGATGTTCACGTCGAAGATCGCGCGGGCGTCCATGTCGCCGCCGTAGGTGAAGGCAGCAGTGTGAGGGCCCCAGAGCACCCACTGGCCGCCCCAGTAGACGGCGGTGGTGATGCCCTTCTCGTTCAGGCCGTTGCCGGTCTGCTGATCGTAGCCCATGTTCTTGCTGTCTGCGCCGAAGAACTGGCCGGTCGCCATGATCTGCTTGTTGGACGGGCTCTCGAAGGGAACGCCGTCGTGCTCTGCGTCGATGCGCTGCATGGTAGCAGCCGCAACAGTGGAGAGGTGGAACTTGCGGCCGGATCCGTCTGTCACCATAGGCCAGCAGACCTTGGAGAACTCGGAGGTGTAGCCGTTCGTTGCTTTCCATGCGAGAGCCTTCTCGATGGTGTCGACCAAGTTGCCGTCGTCCACCAGAGGGATGTCCGCAACAACGAACGCATCCCAGTGGCCGTTGATCTTGTTCGCAGCGCTCACCATGGCGGTGTAGACTGCGGGGATCTGGCTCCAGCCGGGAGCTGCGATTACGTTGGCCACGACGTTCTCCTTCTGATAGAGCAGAGCGATCGCAGCGAGGCCGCTGTATGCGCCGGCTGCGGTTTTCTGGCCGATGATGTCAGCGGATGCGATCTTGCTGGGATCGACTTCCACGAAGGAGACAGCGATGTCGCCGTTCAGGCGATCGTTGTCGTTCAGGGAAGTGATCACGACCTTGCCGCTGTTGTAGTTGTAGTTGACCTCGAAGTCAACGCCCTCGACCTTGTCCGCGATCGCGATGGTGTCGAGGATGATCTTGGAGCTGGCGAACTCGCCACGGCCGGCAGAAAAAGCGACGGAGATGGTGGTCTCCTCAGCCTTGCGGTGAGTGGCGGGATCCAGCACGTTGATGATGTAGATGGGGCCGACGTTGCCGACAGTGTTGTCGAAGTGCTCGGCGAAGGCTTCGCAAAGACTGAAGCCTTCCCAGTCGTCGGAGTAGCCGACTTTGGCCTGCGCGTCGACCATGTTGCTGATCTTGATCGGCGCGTTCACGAGCCCCGCGTCCGCGTAGCCTCTGACGAGGTTGATCGGCGCGGTTCCGACATACACCACGACGGTGTCGGTGGTGGCTGCGCTCTTGACCTTGCTGGCCGTGAGCTCGCCATAGGTGCCGTGTTTATATGCCATGATTTTCACTCCTTAAAGTAAATTTTTGTAGATGTCCGGCTCCTTGTGAACGGCTCCACACTCAAGCGTGAAGTCGATCCAGAGGAACCAGTACGGATAGTAGTCCCAGATCGTGCCCTCTTCGGTGAACGGGCCGTAGCTGATGCCGTCGTTCTCTTTGACGAGACGCAGGCCGCCGATGTACTCGGTGCCCTCCAGCGCTTGCAGAGCTTTGTCTGCGAAGTTCCAGAGGTCTCTCCAGCCGTCCATGTTTCGGGTGTACTGGTTTACCTTGTCCGGATCCGTTCGGGGCTTGTAGCTTTTGCCACCGAGCGTGCCGGGCTGTTCCACCGGGTCGACGGCGTCGCCGCCGTGCTCGCCCGGGTTCCATGCTGCGAGGCTGAAACGCATCTTCAGCGTGCGCTTGCCGTCTGCGAGCGTGTCCTTGCCATCCTTCAGCTGTACGCAGAGGGACGGGATCGGAGCGCGAACTCGAGGCGGCAGTCTGTCCTGAGCCGGAACGAACATAGCGAACGCCGTCGGCGTCGTCATTGTTCCGGGGAACTCGTTGTCGTTTCGGTCATCGTCGGGCAGCTTCAGGCTGAGCTTGTCGCAGATCGCCGTCTGGGCCCACTCCGTGACCTTGTCGATGATACTGGTTAAAGTCATAGCGCTCCCTCCTTAGACCGTCCGGTTCTGGCGTAGAGAGATCTGAGCGACGCCCTTGTTCTCCGTCCAGTCGTTCACGACAAACTCCCGGCCGTCCACGTTGAGCAGAGAGCCGGGAGCTTTTCTCTTCGGAAGGTCGGCCACTCTCGCGAAGATCAGCATGTCAGCCTCGGCGACGCCGAGGACTTGGCCCTGCTTCATCTTGACGAGTTGGTCGTTGTCGATCACGATGCTGATCTCCTTGCCTTCGACTCTGTGAGTCTCAGCGAAGTCGTCGAGCTGGAAGAAAACAAGATCCACGTCGGACGCGATCAAGTCCTTCAGACTGGCGGGCATTACTCAGGCATAGCAGCACCGACAGCAGGAGGAGTCTCGCCATCGTCGACCACGCCGTCATCGTCGTCGTTGTCGTCGTCAGCGTCATCCTGCGCAGCCTTCGCTGCTTCGATCATGTCGATGACTGCGTCCTTGCTTCTCGCCTTGCTGGCGTCTACGCCATACGCCTCGGCGATTTTCTTCAGCTCGTCGAGCTTCATGCTCTTGTCATACGCAGGCATGCCGTCGCCGGCGTCATTGTTGCCGGCCGCAGGTGCTTCGCCGACATAAACGGCGACGCCCTTCTTGACCAGTCTCTCCTCCACTTCAGGGGCGAAGGACTGGGGGCCGCTCTTCTCGTTGATGGGGATGACCTTGTGGCCGTCATAGTGGCCGTAGGTTCCTTTGATGATCTTTACCATTGTTCTGCTCCTTTCTGTTCAGCTGCGATTAGTCAGTGAAAACGTCGCCAGCGATGAACGGGTTCTTGTGGTTGGGGATCAACAGCGGACGGCTGGAGATCGTCAAGCTGCGAGTGTTGCCCTCTGCGCTGGAGAGGTACTTAGGCACGCGCTTGCCGGCATAAGTGTGGAACTCGCCGTCAGCCTGCTCGACCTGAGTCACGGCACCGTACAGAGTACGACCGCAGGCAGGTGCGGTCAGGATGCACTTGCCGGAAGGGATGTACTGCTTGTCGTTGCCGTCGTCGTCGGTGTAGGTCTCGTCATAAGAGATCACGCTGATGATGCGGCCGCCGATGTTCAGCTTGGCCACAATAGCAGCGCCGGGAGCCAGAGCTTCGGGCTCTACGTTGCCGATCTCGTAGCGGCGGTTGTTGAGCATCTCCTTGATGCCGTTGTTGTTGATGATGGCGTCAGCCACATCAGGAGAGCAGACGAGCTCGGTGGCTCTCAAGCCCTTGCTGGTGAGCAGGCGGATCATCACGCCGAGGTCGCCGATGATGTTCGCGTCGGGATCGTTCCAGCCGATTTCAGGAGTGAAGTGCGCAGGGTTCTGCTCGCCGGTGTAGAAGCGGATCTCCATCTCGTCGTCCACGTTTGCGTCGTCAGCGATGTGCTTCATGATGCAGCCGTTGGTCAGAAGAGTCTCCGCTGCCATCAGCTCCTCGCGGCGAGTGATGAACTCGCCCAGCTCGTCGGCGTCCTTCAGGATGAGGGTCTGCTGACGCTGCGCGGGAGTGAGCTGGCTGAAGAGAGCCTCGCCGAAGCCGCGCTTGCTCAGATCGTCATAGCTGAGGGCACGCTTGGGAGCCACGAAGGGAGGAGTGTAACGCTCCATGGTGTAGCCGCTGCGCAGGATGGTCACGCCGCCCTTGCGAGGAGCCACGAAGGGCGCCAGCTTCTTGCTGCCGTCCTTGTATTCGACGAGCACGTCGTCGGTCGCGAACACGTCGCTCGCCACATTAGTGGGGAAATAACGGTCGCGGAGGAAGCTGTTGGCAGGAGTCAAACGCTCGACCGCCATCAGCAGAGTGTGGGTTTCGTAAAAGTTGAAAGGCATGTTCTTGTCCTCCTTCTTAGATTTCCACCGCGTCGGCGAAGAGGATGCCAGACTTGCGCAGGATCTCCTCGTCTGCTGCGGTGAGGGTGTACTCGCCGTCGGTGCTCACCTTGTTGCGAGCGAAGTGGCCGGAGCGGTATGCAGTAGCCACAGTCACAGCGTCAGAGAGCTCGACGTCGTCGGTCAGGATGTAGGTGCCGTTGGTAGCTACGAGAGCCGCAGCGGCCGCAGCCAGTTCGCCGCCGGGTGCGCCGGTGACAACAGTGCCGCGCTTCAGAGTGCCTTCGCCGGCTGCCAGCTTGACATGCACGACGTCAGCGACGGGGATGTTGGAGACGAAAAGGCCGTCATATTCAACAGTCCCGATGGTTTCGTTGAGTTTCTTGCTCATGGTTTCGTTTCCTCCTTAGTTCTTCTTGGTGGAGTTGTAGAGATTGACGATAGCGTCCACCTGCGCCGCGTCATCTGTTTCGCTGCCTTCCTCGCCGCCGTTAGGAGCTGCGCCGACACCGGCCGCGCCGGAGTCGTCATTGTCCTGCTTGACGTCGTTGAGGTGCTTGGTGCCGAGGGCTGCCTGCTTCTTCATAGCGGCAAAAGCCAGCTGCTCGGCGGTCATGGGTTTCTCGCCATACTTGGCGTCTGCGATCAGCTGAGCGTCGCCGACACTGGCCTCGATCTCTTCGATGGCCTGAAGGCGTGCACGTTCCTCTGCGATCGCGTTGGTGCGAGCTGTCTCGGCGGCTTCGCGCTCGATCTGAGCGATGATGTCGCCGTGCTGAGCTCTCAGTTCTGCTGCGGTCATGGGTTTAACCTCCTTCTGATTTGTGGGCTTGTTGCCCGGTTTGTTTTTATCGCCGGCCGCGGGTGCGGCGGTGATACTGTTGTTCACGGGGATCGCCCCGGGGATGCGCCTGAAGGCGCCGACGTCGTGGCGGATGCCTGCGACGAGGAGCACTTTCTTGTCAGCGCTCAGAGCAGCGGCAGGGCCTTCGTCCTCGATCAGAGTGTTGGCGAAGCCGTTGTCGACTGCTTCCTGACCGACCATCCACGTCTCGCGGGTCATCATGCTGCGAAGCTGATCGACAGCGATGCCGGTCTTGGCGTGGTAGATCTCCGCGATGGCGCGTTCGCTTGCGTCAAAATCTTTCTGGAGCTTCTTCAGATCGGTGAGGTTGTAGTAGTCCATCAGGAGCCCGCTGACTCCGTGGATCATGATCATGCTGCCGGGGTAGACCTGCACGTCATCACCTGCGCAGGCAATAACAGACGCAGCGCTTGCTGCGATGCCTTCGACGATGACAGTCTTGGCGCCGGTGAGGCCCTTGATCGCATTATGGATCGCGATGCCGGTGTAGAGATCGCCGCCGCAGCTGTTGATCTTGATGGTGATGTTGCTCTTGTCCTTGACAGTTTCCAGATCCTCGAGGAAGCCCTCGGGAGTGATAAACTGACCGGCCACGGGCTCACCCGTCCACCAGTCCACGGGCTGACGGCTCACGACGTCGCCATAAAGCAGGATCTCGCCACTGTCGTCTCCGGTGCTGGCGATGTTCCAGAACTTCGTGATCTGGACGCCGGCAGGAGCGACGGGCGCGGGCCCGGCATAGAGTCGGGGTGCTTTACTTTGTCTCATGGGTTTCTCCTTCCTTGACAGTTTTCACGGCTTCTAAAACCACCGCGCGGATGATGTTCGAGAGCTGCGGATCTGCCGCGGTTCCCGGTTGCGCTTCACCCTGCGCAGCGCGGAGCTTCTCGTTCTCTCGAGCGAGTTGCTCGACATTGGCATCCCACTGGCCGCCGTTGAGCCTGATGGTCGCCTGCTCACGGGTTGTGATGCCTTCGCCGATGGCGAGGATCTCCGCCGTGATCTCCTTTGTCGGGTCGAGTTGTCCCTGAGTGGGGCCGATCCAGTCGGCGCCGAGATACGCAGCGCGGAGCGCCGGATCCGTGAAGAAGCCCGGCGCTGAGATACGACCGCGAGCGACGGCCTCGGCCAGCCACATCTCATAGATGGGCTGACAGAAGTCGCCGACGAACCACTCGCGGCGCATCTTGAAGGCCTTCCACGCTTCCATCAGAGCCGCACGGCTCGCACTGTACGAGCTGTTGAAGGCTTTGAGCAGAAGGTCGGCGGGCACTTCCAGAGCTGCGCCCACCTGCTCGCAGATGGCACGCATGAAGCCCTCGAAGCCAGAGGCCGGGCGCTTAGGATCGGCAAATGTGACGTCCTCGCCCGGTTCCATGATGTTGATCTGGCCGGGGCCCATCTCGTACTCGTTCGGATCTCTGCTTGTCTCAGGGAGTGAGCTCCCCACCTCGTTGAACGGGTTGTCAGCTGTTCCTGCTTCCGTCTTGATGAAGGCGGTGAAGAAGGACTCGACGAGGGCGGCGGTCAGCTCGCTCTCGGTGTATCGCCTCAGCTGAAGCAACGGCTCGATCACCTGCGCCAGATAGCTGACGCCGCGGTATTGATCCGGGCGTTCGCTCTCCATTATGTGCAGGATGTTCGGCAGTCCGGTGCGTTTGCCGTAGGCCTCCACGCGCTGCCACTTTGTTGTGGCGGCCCCGAACTCGAGGGGGTAGGTGCTGCGGATGTGGTACGCTTCGATCATGCCGTTGCTGTTCACTTCTACGCCGTCGTATATTGTGTTGCCGTTGGCGGCCTTGCCTTGCGTGAGGAACTGCGGGGTCATGATGCCACTGTCCGTAGGTGTTGCGATGCGGTCAGCTTCGATCAGGTGGATGCGCAGCGAGTAGGGCGTGAGATCTGTCGGGTCGTACTGCTTGACGACTGCGAACACGTCACCGCTCACCAGCCACGAAGCCAGAGCGAGCTGCTGCATCGCGTAGAAATTGTTGACGCCGGTGGCGTCGCAGGCTCTCTTACGGTCAGCCCAGAGGGCGAACTCCCTCTCGGCTTTTGCCTGCCATGCGTCCGCGGCCGCCTGATCCATGCCGAGAACCTCGCGGTCGATGCGGCTCTTCAGGTGAAGGCCGACGCCGATCACGTTGGTGCGGTTGGTCTTGATGGCCGAGGTCGCGATGGGTGCTGCCATGTAGAGCATGCGGGCACGCTGTCGCAGTGTGGAGTTGTTGACGTCGATGTCCTCGCGCGGACTTCCGCTCATAGCGTTGAAGCCCTTGACGGCCTTCTTCTGATGGCTGGCGCCGGCGTCTCCGTAGCCCTTGTTCTGCGGGCGTGTCTGTTTGGTGCCTTGTGGGCGTGTGTTTGGCTTGCTGATGGTGCTCACCTCCTTTCAGGTGGGTGGCGGCGCCCGGGAAGCAAAAGGAGCAAAAGCTCCCGGGCGGTCGCCTTATATGAAAAAAGCCTTGCGGCCTCTTTCCGGGTTTACCAGTCGCGGGGTACTACGCCCACGGCTTTGCGGGCCTTGCCGCCCGCGAGCTGCGCCTCGAGGCTGGCGATCTCTTTCTTGAGCTCAGAGATCGCGCTGCGGATCTGTGCGAGATCCGTGTTGTACCTTGTGACGCTGCGAGTGCCGAGGCCGTAGCTCTGGACGCCTCCGTCCAGCATCTCAGCCTCGCGCTTATAGTAGAGCTCGAGGCGCTTCTTGGCGCTCTCGAGCTTTTCCTTGATCTGAGTGGTCTGCATGGTGTTCTTCCTCCTTACCAGTCGTTGAAGGCGTCGGCCGCCTTGCTGCGTTTAGTCTTGGATCGTGCCGGCTGCTTCGGTGCCGGCTTCTTTTCCTCGAGCCCTTTGAGGCTCCGCTCGATCGCGTCGAGATCCGGGTTGCAGATCTTGAAGCCTGCGAGCGCATAGTTGCGGCAGTCGAGTGCCTCGTTGCGGTTGTGGCCGGGTAGCTTCACCCACGCCCACTGGTCGCCGCGCTTGGTGCGTGTGAGCTCCAGCTTCTCGGAGAGCAGGCCGTTGAAGAAGTTCATGTCGTACCCGGCGTCAGGGTTCCGGCTGAAGTGGCAATACTTCGGCCCGGGTTCCTGCACCTTGAGGTTCCCCATGATCGCCGCCTTGCCGGCATCGACGCCGATGGTGTAGAGCCAGCAGGTGATCTTGCGGTTGTCTCTGATGGCCACCTTGGAAGGAGGAGACACGAAGGGGATGCCGTCGCCGCCCTTGCCCTTGATAGCAAAGACGTGCTTCGCCAGACGTGCCCGGCATGCCGCATACACTTCCTGAGTGAAGTGGCCGCCGGAGTCGACGCAGGTGACGGAGATCTTCAGGCCTCTTCCGTTCTTGAAGGTGTAGACGTGGTCGATCACGCCGTCGAGGCGTTCCCAGACTTCAGAGGTGTCCGGCCGCCCGGGGATGATGCCCTTGGCGATGCCCCACGTCTCGCCGTATTTACCATGACCGACGACCTCGTACTCGAGGCGGTTGTCCTGAGTATCGACGCCGCAGGTCAGAACGAGGACGCCGTCCGGCAGTTCGGCGGGTGCGCCGTCTGACCGTGTGCCGTAGTCCTCGCGCCTTGCGAGCATGGTGTCCTCGTCCTCGAGGTCTCCACGATCTTCCCAGAGCTGGCCGAGCAGTGTGTTGTAGACTACCTTGAGCCGCTGCGGGTCGTTCTTGGCGTCGAGGAACTTGAGGATGATCTTCTCCCATGGAGTCCACGGGGAGCTGAAGGCGTTCAGCCAGAAGGATCTGACTCCCTTCAGATATGCGTCCGGGTTCTCGGCGATCCACTTGGCCGGCTGGCGCCGCATCGTCTCTTCAGGAACGAGGCAGCCACATCCGGGACAGATCCACAAGATCCCGCCCTTGAGCTTCCACGACTTCTTGCCGCGGATCCTCGTGGCCTCGGGCTCGAAGTGGATGGAGTCGAACACGATCTCGTGATACTCTCCGCACTCCGGGCAGAGGTGGCACCAGCGCTCCTGCGTGCCTTGGTAGAAGCTGGTCTCGATGTTGCTGGCGCCTTTGATGGTAGGCGTCGAGACCTCGACGGCCTTCGCGTTGTAGAAGGTCGCCTGACGTGCTTCGGCCAGAGCCCACGGGTCGCCCTCGGTACCGGCGCTCGTCGCCCAGCGGTCGCGCTCGTCGCCGATGATATACCGGGCAGGAGTGGACGCCAGAGCGGAGGCACTATTGGAACCGGTCAGCGTCAGCATGCCGCCCGGGAAGGACTTCTGGAGGATGGTGTTGCCGCTGTCGCGCGTCTTGACGTCGTGGACTTTCGCCTTCAGAGGGCGGCTGTCTCGGATCATAGGGGCCACGCGGAGGCGGCTGAACTTCCTCGCGTCGTCGATCGTCGGGTGGACGTAGAGGATGCTGCCGGGGTCTTGGTCGATGATGTAGCCGATGATGTTGAGCTCGAGCTCAGACTTGCCGACCTGCGAAGCGGCGACCATGACGAGCTTGCGAACCTTCGGATCTGTGAAGGCCTTCATCGGCTCCTCCAGATACGGGGTGCGCTTTGTTCTCCATGGGCCGGCCTCGGCCGAGCTTTCGGGCGAGAGTCGGCGGTACTTGTCGGCCCACTCGTCCACGGTCAGGCTCTCGGGCGGTCTGAAGTTCTTCAGAGCTCCCGCGATCGCTGCGTTCAGTCTGGCGGTGCTGGCTTTATTCGTCCTCGCCATCGGAGAGGTCGCTCCAGCCTTCCCGATCCCTTACCCGCCGAGCATATTCTTCGGGATCGTATTTATAGCCGGCGAGCTCCTCGAGGACTTTGTAGACCTCGGCGCGGATGACTTCGGAAGCCTCGGCGGCTGTCTTTGCACTCACGACGTCCACGGCCAGACGGCCGGGCAGTGCCATGAGCATCGAGCGGATCGTGTAGACGAGGTCAGTCATGACTGCCTCCACGTCCTCAGAGCGGTGCATCTTTCCCTCGAGCTCCTTCAGCTGGAGCGCAGCCATGTCGGCCTTGCTTCGCTTCAGGTCAGCCTCAGCCTCGAGCCTGCGGCCCTCGGTCTCGGTGTCCTTCTTGGTGGCCTCCTTGCCGTTGGCCTTCTCGCTGAGGTGTTTGATGTATCGCTGTATGGTCGGCAGCAGATCGTACTTGTTCGCGTTGCCTTGCTTGGTGGCGGAGATGATCCCCTCCTGCGCGAGCTGTTGCACACGCCGAGTGGTCACGCCGAACAGCTGCGCGATGATCTTGCTGTCGACGAGGTTCTGCTTTGTTGCGGTCGTCGGTTTGTCCAGCATGGTTGCCTCCTTTCAGCAGGGCCTCGCGAAACGAAATGCCCTGAAAAAAATTTTTTGAGCCTGCGCGATTTCTGGGCTCGCCAGCACCGCAGGCGTTTTTTCTTCTCGGAAGAACCTACCGAGAAAAAATTTTTTATTTTCCGCGCTTCTTGAGCTCTTGCTCGACGTGATGTTGGAGTCTTTTGCTTAATCCTTCGTCGATGTTCTTCTGAATTTGCTCCGCGACCTCGGGGTTCGTGACCATCTGCGGGACGCTGACGGTCTTGATGCTTCGGATCGGGGTGCGGCCGTCGCCGTCTCTTTGGTATGGGATCATGCCGGTGCCCTTGTTGGTTCCGAGGAATGCTTCGTCGCTGAGTGTGACGCGCTTGCCCTTCTTGATCTCGGCCGTGATGGAGTACGGGGCCGGGGCCTTGACCATGGCCACGTCGCTGCCGCCTTCTCCTACGCCTGCGCCGGGGACTCGTCTGAAGTCCTTCTCGCGTTTGGCCGGGACTTTGGTCGGCTTCATCTTGAAGTGGGTGGGAGTGAGGGGGCGGCCGCTGTACTCGATGGCCACGTTGTCGACTGCCACGCCGCCGATGTTTACCTTGCCGACTTTCTTGGTGCCGGTGATCGCGTCCTTGACCTCGGCCTTCTTGATGCCGTAGTGTTCGGTCACGGCTTGGCTGATCCATGCCGGGGCTCGGCTCTTGAAGTCGGAGACCGTCCTCTTGACGGCTCGCTCGGCTGCTTCGTCCATGCCTTGCAGCTGTTCCCGGAGTCCGGCGAAGTTTTGCAGCGCGACGGTCATGCTGCCTTTTGCTCCTTTGGGTTTCGACACTTCGGTCGCCCTCCTTTCTGTCAGAAGATGGTGCGGGCAGCGAGACTTGAACTCGCACGATCTTGCGACCATGAGCTTCTGAGACTCACGTGTCTGCCTATTCCACCATGCCCGCATGGGTATAAAAATACCGCCGGGGAGAGGGGTCTCTCCTCGACGGCGTTTTTCAGTTTATCATTTTAGCACTGTTTCCGCTGCTTTTCACTTCGTTTTACTGCCGGGCGCTTCCTTTTACTGACTTTCTTGCGGAGTTCCTGCGGAAGTCCTGCGGAGTTCTCCGTCGTTTCCCTCCATCAGAGAGGAGAGCGTCAGGAGTGCGCGGCCGTGGATCTTGAAGGTGCGGTTCATGTAGCGGTCGACCTCGATCGCGTAGTCTCTGCGCTTGCCGTAGAGGTTGAAGCAGACGTCCTCCCACTCGGCGCCGTAGTAGTAGCGCAGGTTCATGACCAGCGTCTCGATCGGTTGCAGCTGTTCGATGAAGGGCTCGAGCTCCGCCCAGTCGGCAGCGATCTCGGCCTCTTTTTTCTTGACTCGTTCCTCGAGCTCCATCTTCCGTATGACTGCCTCGACCATCGGGCTCCGGCGCGGGTCGCCTTGACTCTTCGGCATGCCGTCGTAGTTCGGGCTCTTGACGTCGCCGTATGACTGCTCCGCAAACTCGAGCTCCTGCTTCAGAGCGGCGAGCTTTTCGAGCATGTCCCGGTGGGCGTTCAGTCTCTCTTTTGTTGGACTCGTTTTTTTACTCACTTATGTCGGACGCATCAATCCTCTCCACCTCCTTCGTCGCTGACGGCGATCTCAAAGATCCCGGCGATCTCTTCTACGCCGAGCTGCTCCCCGTTGCGGATGCATTTGACGTTCCGGCTGTTCGTCATTTTTATGTAGCGCTTGACGATCACGTCAACGTAGCCGGGCGCGATCTCCATGATGAAGCTCTTCTGGTTCTGCGCTTCGGCTGCCGCCATTGTGGTGCCGGATCCTCCGAACGGGTCATAGACGCCCGCAGCGAAGTCTGTGTTGTCGAGCAGGTTCTCGATCAGTTCGACGGGCTTCTGAGTCGGGTGCAGCTCGTTGCCGGAGCGGCTGATCTCGAGGACGTTGCCGTAGCCCTTGTGGCCGTTGAAGTGTGTCTTTGCTCTGGTTCCGAAGAGACAGAGCTCATGCTGGGATCTCCAGCCGACGCCCATGCCCGGCGTCTTTTTGTTCCAGACGATCATGCTCTTGACTCCGAAGCCTGCGCTCTCGGTCAGGTCGAAGAGGTACACCCACATGCGCCAGTCTGTAAAAATGTACGCATACACGCACGGGATGTCGGCCAGAGCGGCGCCGATCAAATTCTGGTAGCCTCTGGTGCTGAGGATGTCGTTCGCGATCATGGGGAGCTCTCCGTTCTTCCTCATGGTGCCGATGCTGCCGGTGCTCTTGTCGCTTTCCTTGCTTCCTCCGGAGCAGTACGGCGGATCGGTGAGGAGGATCTGCGGCTTTTCGCCGTTCAGGAGCTTCGCCTTGTCCTCCGGGTTGGTGCAGCTGCCGCACATGACTCTGTGGCGGCCTCCGAGGATCCAGATGTCTCCGTATTTCGTCACCGGTTCGGCCGGCGGCTCGATCACGACGTCGGGATCCTCCAGATCGTTGTGGATCGCTTCGGAGAGGGCTGTGGTCAGCTCCTCGTATTCGTCCTCGGTGTAGCCGCTCTGGGAGAAGTCGATCTCTCCGGTGTCGATGTGGGCGAACACTTCGGCGAGGATGGCGCGATCGGTCTCGGCCAGCTCGGCGAGGCGGTTGTCTGCGGTCAGATCCGCGAGCTCCTCGGCCTCTGATGCGTAGTGCTGGTACTCGACGGGCACCTCTGCGAGCTCCTCCAGCTGCGCAGCCATCAGACGGCCGTGTCCTTTGACGATCAGCCCGGAGCGGGTGCTGATGGTGATGTTGTTCCTCCAGCCGGCCTTCCTGATGATCCCACCGAGGGCTTCGATCTGCTCCTGCGGGTGCTTGTTCGGGTTCAGAGGGTTCGGCTTGAGGGATGCGGTCGGGACGATTTCGTCATAGGTGCAGTAGACCGGGATCCCGGCGGCGTGTGTTCTCGGCTCTCCGGTGGTCTTATTCTGCGCCATGGCTGTCGACCTCCTCCTTCAGAGGGCACCAGCGCGGTGCAGTCTTGACCGTGAGCTCTTTCTCGTGCCTTTTGGTTCTGGTGATCAGGCGGGCCGTGGCGTTGACGCTGGCCGCTGCCTTCTTATGCTTGCAATAATAGCGATGGACGCCGCCCTTCTTATCTTCGGCGAACTCGCAGTGGTTACATTCTGAGCACTTCATCGTGTTCCTCCTTTTCTGCTGGCCGCGATCCGTGCCGGGATGACGATCTCGCTGTTGCACTTCTCGCAGCATACTCCCGAGCCTGCCGGCGCGGGGTTGTGTTCGTGTTTTCTGTCTATACCGGCGCCGCAGAAGCAGCAGCGGTTCCTGATCAGGGCGTTCTCTACGTTCCAGAGGCCCTGCTTGCCTATAAGCTCCACCCGCTCGACGCTCCGAGGGTTCGCCAGCTTCCACGCATAGCGTCCGGGCTCCCAGTCTCCGACGGCGAGCTCTGTCTGACTCTGGGCTGCGATGAACTCCGGCGTCATCTCGATGCAGTCCACCAGATCCACGACGCAGATCGCGCGGCCGACGGGCAGCTGCATCAGCTGGTCGATGCCAAACTGCTCGATCGCGACGTCCAAGGCGCCCTCGGCGGAGTGCTTCAGGATCCAGCGCATCGGTCTCTGTCCGGAGTGGATCAGGAGCGGGCCCCGGTAGCTGGTTTTCCAGCTCCGGGTCTCGTATTTCTTCAGCCTGCACTCGATCAGGCTGGCGTATGGTTGCCAGATGGTGATGGCCTTCATGCTGTTTCCTCCTCTTGCAGCACCTCGATGACCTCCACCTTGTCGAGATCGAGGCAGAACGCGCCGTCGGGTTCGTACTCTTTGGCCTTCCAGCGCTCTGCGAACTGTTCCGGGGTGTCGTCCATGTAGATCTCGTCGGTCTGGTGCATCGTTCTCATGACAGCGTCATCGACGTCGTCGTCCCAGCCGTAGAGGTGCCAGCTGTCGTGGTTGTCATAGTCCCACATACTGAAGAGCATCACGCAGCCGTCGATCGGGTACCCGGTGTCGTGGACTTTGCCCTTGATGATTTTCGGCTTGTAGCTGCGCTTTTCCTCGTCTTTCGGTACATCTTCCGCAGGAGTTCCTGCGGTTTCCTCGGTCGGTTCTTCGGAAGCCTGCGGCGCAAAGATGGCGCCGAGCTTCTTCATGATGGCGTTCGCTCTGATCTCTCCGATGCCCTCGGTGTCGAGCAGGAGCTCGCGGATCGTTCTGAAGAGCACGTCCGGGGTGCCCGCTTTGCGGCCGGCCTCGAAGCCGGTGAGGTAGATCCGGGTGATGTAGTTGGAGAGCTGGACGCGATCCATGCTCTTGATGCGCTTGTATGTGGCGCGGCTGATCTGTTGGTTCTTCTTTTCCATGGTTTTGTCCTCCTTATACGTTGACGCGGCGCCACACGGCCTCGGTGGCGTCTGATCTGGTTGCTTTTCTACGGCCGCAGGTCTCGACGATCCCCATGTCCTTCAGCTCTGTGAGGCGGGGCGCGACGTAGTTGCGGTTGAAGTACGGGATCTTGCCGGAGCTGACGAGCTCCTCGGCGATCTCACTGACGGTCATTTCTTTGCTGCCGAGTGTCTCGAGGATCAGGCGGGCGCGTTCCTTCACTTTGGGAAGGATGGCGTCGTAGCTCTCCCGGCGCGTTTCTTTCGTTGTTTCGTTCATGTCGTTCTCCTTCCGAGCCCGCACGGGGCGGGCTCATTATCATGATTTTAAGATTAAAGCAGGAAGCCGAAGGCCACGCCACTCGAGTAGTTCGCGTAG